ACGTTTTTCGAGTGAAGACTCCGAAGAACAGTTTCTAGAGAAACCATACCTGAATTACTAAACATAGTTCAAATAGCTAATAAATTTAACGAATTAAGTTTACCAGCCTTCCTAGTATGTCTAGTAAATCTCTCAGCCCAGCTAACCCAATTCGATATCTGCAACTGTCTCTTTAGTAAACTAAAAAGAATATTACTTCTACCCATTCAGGTATTCTGAGAAATGAAAGATTTTCAGGAGAGAGCAGAAACGTCCTTTCCATAGTAACCTGTAACTTTAGCAAACTCGAAACAAGGTTTACTAGATATTACAGACTTTGATAAATTAATAGAGACTCCTAGTTTGGACATAATATCCAAATAGGAATCTGCTACCCGTTCGTCAAAGATTACTATGTCATCACCCAATAATTCATAACCATCATACCAAACCGTATTCATTGCTGAATAAGTCTGGCGAGCTGCGAATTGAACTATTAGATGATGAGTCACAGCCAACATAGCTCACGAGGATAAAGCACCCATAGGTTGCCCTACAGCATACTTCACTCTCGCATCACCATATTGTTTGGAACGAAGAACGTACTCCCGATTAATTAACAAATCTCTTCAAGCACAGGCTAGATCCATTCCGAAGAATGAACCTAAAACCTGAACCTGAATTGATATTGGTAACCTATCGGTGGCCGCACTGAGGTCGTAACCAAATGATTTTCCACTAATTTTAACCTTCTCAAAACAGCGATTAACTGATTCAAGTTGATCAAAAGTAGCGTCATTAGGCAAGTTCCTCAGAAAAGAAAACAACGAATCATGTATAGGTTGAAGAACTGATTGAGTTCAGACATCAACTAACGCAAAAACTCGTAGCTTTCCCGCAGCCTCTTCTTTGATCGATAACTGACCAACATCAACCGAACCACCATCAACCTTATGTAATGATGGAATGTCAATGTCTCTTCGTAATTCCTGCAACAAGACTATTAAATCTCACTGCAATCTTAATCTCTTTAGGTCTAAACAATCCATTATTTTTAATAAAGGACCATCTAATCCATGGAGACGCAAGTAGAATGGATCTTTAAAGAGACCCGTTCAACTTACCGAAGAAGTGGAAGAAGCTGATTCTAACAAGAGTAATCTATTCTCCGAGTTAGGTTTTGGAACATAGTGACGAAAGTTACCAGCAATAGCTGATAGCTCTCGACCTACTTCCTCTACCTGATCAAGGGAAACAGAACACTCATCCGTTATTGTGGAGAGTTTTAACTCCCCCGGTATCTTCAATACTCGATAAAGACTAAATAAAGTTAGTCAATAGCGAATAACAGAAGCACTACCGCCCCTTATTAGTCTACGATCATACAAAGGTATAACCTTTGGAAGACCGGATGCTAATCTGGGGAACGGATAGTCTCCTCCTACTTCCTTTAAAGAAGAGAGAGGAGACCCTGCTAGAAATTTTTGCACGGCGAGTTGGCAAGCTTTAAGGTATATCACAACAAACTTAGACCCGTATATTCTACGGAGCCTGAGGATATGTTGAAGATACATTCCTAAAAAGCGAAGTCGCGAAGAGAGCTTTACTTCTCTAGTAAAACAGGCGGAGATAATTCTCCAACCTATTCTACGGAAAAGTACTGATAACTCAATAGAGTTATCAAGAGTGATCAGAGCTTCTGTCAGCACATTCTCCCTAAAAGCCTTTGTGATGGAAAATCATTTAATA